ACACCAATTACTTTAAGTGGTACTGTCGACGCATCATTTCCTATTACTCTTACTAGTATTGATTTGCGTTGTAATGGAAATTACATCCAATCACTTTACGGAGATGGTACTGTAAATGATATGTCAGAACTTATAACTTACTTAAACTCTGAACCGGATATGAGTTATTTAGGAACATACTCTGACGCAGGTGATGGTGGTGTTCTTTTAGAAATGCCAACCAATTTAGTAAATCAATTCTGTTCTAATGGAACATTAACGTTTGAGGTATTCAACGACTAACTTTATAAAAATTAAAAAAATGATAAAATATATTAAAAGAAAAAGTGATAATAAGTTTCTACAATCTTTAGAAAATGATGTTTGGGTTGATAACTCAAAAGACGCTTATGAAATGACCCACAAAGAGTGTGAGGATACAAAGACCACATTACTTAATACATATACTTCTGAAGAAATTACGGAAGTTTTTAATATGTTTAAGAGTAAACCGAAGTCAAGAGAAGAAAAGAAAGAATCCCTTAATTTATTAAAAAATAAATAATATGAGAATAAATATTTTAACAGAAAACGATAAGGTAGAACAAGTTAGAGAAGCTTGGGTAAATAAAAATGTATTAAAAATACCTTGTTCCCCAACCGGAGAAGAACCTGCAACACATTGGTTTTGTACAATGGCCGGCTCTGAAGAACAAATGATGCTGATTTACAATAAAAAAAACTTATCTATAATGGAGTTAGGAATCGGTCCAAAAGAATTCCTTAATAAATGGGGAGTGAAGATTATAAAATAGTAAAAGGGTTTATTAACGACGATGAGGTTTTACAACTCGTTAGTTGGGTTGATTCGTTACATCCGGAAGATGGAGACCCAAATTATCACTTAAGTGAAATTTCAAAAGCACTAAAGGGTAAATCTTGTATTATTGATATTTCAAAAACTGAACATACAAACTACATTACAAATTTTCAATCAGTTTCTAAAGTTTCAACCCAAGAAGTTCCACAAATTATAATGAACATCTTTGAAAGAATCTCAAAGGAAAATAATATACCCCTTGATAATATATTTCTTCAAGCGGTTGATATGAATAAGGGTGGTAGAATACAACCACATTACGACGCATCTGTTGAAGGGTATATTAATTACAAATGTAATATAAGTGTTTTATCCGAAGATTATAAAATTTTCATAGATAAATCATTCCCAACTATAGAACAAAAAGATTTATATTGTTTTGAAGCCTCACTATATAAACATTGGACAGAGGAGTTTAACTCAAGAAGAGTTTTTTTAAGTTTTGGGTTTTTAGTACCATACAATGTTTTAGGTAGAAATGAAAACGACCCAAGAATAAGATTAAGCCGTAGAATTGAAAATTATTTTCAAAAAAATAATATAACCTAAAGGTTTTTACCCATTTGACTTAATCTTTTAATTTGAATATATTTATAGAAACAAGACAAACCTGACGTAAGTCAGTGCTAATATGTCATTCTAAAAAATATATTTATGGTAACACAAGAAGAAATCAAAGCATTCCTTGAGGGGAATGACCCTGAAGAGCACATAGTTGCGATTGAGTATGATTACGTCACCGACGCAATCTACAAAATTAAAGAAATCCCTGGTCAGGGAAAAATAATCAAAAAAGATACATTTACGGCATTTGCTTGGGTTGGAGACTTAAGAGATTTGAATTTTTATTCAAAATCTAAAGACTTACAAAAAGAGGCGATGAAAAAACACGGAATCGTCATTGATAAGCTAGAAACCAAAGGTAATGAGAGATTAGAAAAAGGTCTTAAATTTATGGTTAAATCAATGAAGGGTTATCGTTCACTTATCCAATTCTTTAAAGAAGGTGGTGTCGACCCTTGGGGTGAAAAAACAAAGGGAAAATTAACGGTACTTCCACCGGTTGAACAGTTTCTTATCTCAAGAGAGAAAAGACTATTCAAAGGTTATGAAGAATACAACGACATCACGAGACTCGGATTTGACTTGGAGACGACCGCTTTGGAACCAAAGGATGGTCGTATATTTATGATTGGAATTAAAACTAACAAAGGATACCAAAAAGTTATTGAGTGTGCCGATGAAGACCAAGAACGAAGAGGGTTAGTTGAGTTCTTCAACATTATTGATGAACTTAAACCATCAATCATTGGTGGATACAATTCAGCAAACTTCGACTGGTTTTGGATATTTGAGAGATGTAAGGCACTTAACTTAGACATCAAAAAAATTGCTAAATCATTAAACCCGGCAAGACCTATCTCTCAAAAGGATGGTATGTTAAAACTTGCAAACGAAGTAGAAAGATTCTCACAAACTCAATTGTGGGGTTATAATATCATCGATATTATTCACTCAGTTCGTAGAGCACAAGCAATCAATTCAAGTATTAAATCAGCGGGACTTAAATACATAACCCAATACATTAAAGCTGAAGCTCCTGACCGAGTTTACATTGACCACTTAGAGATTGGTCCAATGTATGCTAAAAAAGAGGAATATTGGTTAAATGTTGAGAATGGGAAATATAAGAGAGCGGACAATCCAGACTTTAATAATTTAGACACAAGATTTCCGGGTAAATACTTAAAGGTGACAGGTGATAATATTGTGGAGAGATATCTTGACGATGACTTAGAGGAAACGTTAACGGTAGATGATGAGTTTAATCAAGGAACGTTTCTATTAGCATCGATGGTACCAACAACATATGAGAGAGTTTCCACTATGGGAACTGCAACTCTATGGAGAATGATTATGTTGGCTTGGTCATATAAAAACAATTTGGCAATACCCGCCAAAGAAGATAAGACCGACTTCGTAGGAGGTCTCTCACGACTACTTAAGGTGGGTTACTCTACCAATGTACTTAAACTCGATTACTCTTCTCTATACCCCTCTATTCAGTTGGTACACGATGTGTTCCCTGAGTGTGATGTAATGGGTGGAATGAAAGGTATGTTAACTTACTTCCGTAATGCTCGTATTATGTATAAAAATTTGGCGTCTGAGTATAAGTCAACAGACTCTAAAAAATCACTTTCATACGATAGAAAACAATTACCGTTAAAAATTTTCATTAACTCAATGTTTGGTGGTTTATCTGCCCCACACGTATATGAATGGGGTGAAATGAATAGTGGTGAAAGAATTACCTGTACCGGAAGACAATATCTTCGTCAGATGGTAAAGTACTTTGTTAAGAGAGGATACACACCTTTGGTACTTGATACCGATGGGGTTAACTTTAGTTTACCTGAAGGTGGTGTTGATGATAGAGTTTACGTTGGAAAAGGATTGAATTGGTTGGTTGAAGAAGGTAAAGAATATAGAGGTTATTACGCAGACACCGCAGAATACAATGATTTGTTTATGAAAGGTGAGATGGGGTTAGATTGTGACGGAACTTGGGATTCTTGTATTAATTTAAGCAGAAAGAATTACGCCACAATGGAATCTAACGGTAAAATTAAATTAACCGGAAACTCAATTAAGTCTAAAAAATTACCATTATATATTGAGGTTTTTTTAGATAAAGGAGTAAAGTTATTATTGGAAGGAAAAGGTCAAGAATTTATTGAATGGTATTTTGAATATCACCAAAGAATATACGACCAACAAATACCACTGAAACAAATCGCACAGAGAGCAAGAGTTAAGTTGTCGGTTGAGGATTATAAAAAAAGATGTGAAATGAAAACAAAGGCGGGTTCGTTGATGAGTAGAATGGCTCATATGGAATTGGCTATCAAACACAATTTAAAGGTATCGTTGGGCGATGTAATCAGTTATGTTAATAATGGATTGAAAGCATCACACGGGGATGTACAAAAAATAACTAAAAACAATTATACTAAAAAAGCGTTAGATTTGTTCACATCAGTAAATGGTGTGGAACCTGAAGATAAGTCTACCTCAACAATACAATTGAATTGTTATATGTTAGACCAAACGGATATTGAAAATAATCCTGACTTAACAGGTGATTACAATATTGCAAGAGCAATTTCAACATTTAATAAGAAGGTTGAACCATTATTAATTGTGTTTAACAAAGAGTTAAGAGAAAGTTTGTTAATTGCTAACCCTGAAGATAGAGGGTTCTTTACTAAAACTCAATGTGAGTTAATTGGTGGTATTCCTAATAAAGAAGGTGACCAAGACACTATTGAGGATTTATTAACAATAACTGATTTAGAATTAAAGTTTTGGGAAAGAGTTGGTGTTAGTTCTGAATATATTTATGAATTGGCCGAACCTGGTTGGGAAGAACATATTAATTAAAACAAAAAAGGTGTCATATTCGACACCTTTTTTTTATTCTAATTTTAATCCATCGGAACTTAGTATATACCAATTACCATCAACTTTAAAGAACTCGACCGCGGCACCCTTATCAATAAGTATTTCATCGTATTGTTCGTCAATAAGACCCATAAATGGAACAATTAAAACTTTTGTTAAAGCCTTAATTACAATATGTTCCGTACTACTTTGGTCTAAAATAATTTTACAATTTGGTACATCTTTAACTAATATGAATTCTTCTCCATTAGTTCTGTGTTCCGGTATTGTAATAGTTTGAACGGGATTAGACACGTTTAAGTTGGACATTGTCCCAAATAATTTGTTCCCAATTTTTTTTCTTGTTATAAATGTCATATAAATTAAATTACGTATATTTGTCTTGGCATTGCTCTAAACTTTAATTGTTTGTTAAGATTTTCGGCAATTTGTGCCTCTCTTTCCATTACCTTTTCAGGTTTAAGTCTTGTTAATCTACCTTCAGCACCAATCAATTCTTCAATTAATTTTGTTTTTTCATCTTTAGCTTCTGTTGCTAATGATGTATAATCCATTGTTAATTCACTGTCAGGTGTTTTAATATTACCACTAAATTTACCACGAACTCTTGCTAATGTTTCTTTAACATATGCGGTAAACCAACGACGAATCCAAACTTGTGCTGGATTATTTAAGTCAACCCAATCAATCTCTTCAAATGGTACGTCTGATGGTAACTTAATAATATCCGGATTAGCTTTTAAACATTTATCTCTATCTTGAGGTCCAACATCATAATACCAATACCAAACTTTACCTCTTGACATTGTAGCGTTTCCAAAATCAAATTTACCCCCTGGTGTTTGCATTAAATGTAATGCCTTTTTTCCTTCAGGTAAAGCGGTAATTTTATAAGTTAACTCACCGGCAATAATTCTTCTTTGAATGTTAATTTCTTGCATTCTTAATAACATATCAAAAGCGGGTGCCATAAAGAATGACCCTGACATATTCATTTGAGCAAAACCACCGGGACCACCAAGACCAACACCACCTAATGAACCAAACGACCAAGGGTCAAATAATAAGTTATTAAGTTCTGCGGGTGTGTACCACATTACTTCATTTATTTCTCTTCCGGCAGGAATTTCATAAATTTGTTGTCCTTGAACTAATTGTACGTAATCTTTTTTAAGTTCCCAATCACCACCGGCTTGTAATCCAACAATTTTGGAATAAGCGTAAGTATAACGAGTTTCATAGTCTAAACTTTTAGTTATGAATGCTCTTGATAATGATTGTGTGTCTAAATTTAAGTTCGCCAATGAAGTCCATTGGGATTCTATTAACCAATCTTGAATATACTGAGAATAGTCACTAATCGATAGTTCTAATAAACTATCCATTTGTTCGTCTTCAATTTCTATTGAACGAAGAGGTGCACCTAAAAGATGTCTAATTCTTGTATATAGTTTGGTTCTTTCCGGTTCTGCGATAACTGCCATATAGATTTGTGTTTCTATATAAATATCATCTAAGAGTATAAATTAAACTTTTTTCAGGGAAAACGAAATTACCACCAAAAATTGTTGTTTCGTTATTATCAAATATTAAAATTTCTTTATTATTTTTAGAAAAAATTAACCAGTCAGTATTGTATTTTTTAACATTACCTGAACCTAATACAACAATAAAGTGATGTTCTTCACTGATAGATGAGAAAGGTTTAATTTGTGCAGTTTTGGTTACACCATCAACAATTATTTCACAATCTATTCCTCCAATCATATCTTCGCTACTTCCAAGTTTCCCAACAGCATTAACGTTATCTTCACCAAATTGTTTTTTAAGTATTTCTACTGTTGTGTCTTCCCTTTTTTGACCCCAAGCGTGGGTTTGACCTAACACCATCATAAGAGATTGGAATGTTGAGGATTCAGGATTAAAGATTCTTGTTTTATATTGGTCAATTACACTAACAAATCGTTTAACTTGGTTAATTTGTTCGTAAGCGTTTAAGTTTTGGAATGAAATTGGTTGTTGTCTTTGTGAAACTAAAACTTTATTAACATCTCTAAGTAACACACAAAAACAACTATAATTTGTGTTTAATTTATTAATAACTGAACGACCTTCTTGTTCTAAGTCGTATATTCCGGACATTTCACCTTCACCATATGCCCCTCTATTATAGTAATTGTCGGGAAAGACATCTCTTAATATTCGGTTAATTGCAAATTTAAATAAATCTTTAACTTTTGGATTTGTATTAAATACTTGTCTTATTTCTTCAACTTTAGATGTTGAACATTTCTCAGCTTTGGATTCAGATAACATTAAAGTTATTTTTCTATCCGTTTCGTTTTTTTTAATCTCTTCAATAATGAGATTAACTTTGTTTTCTGTATTTTTCATATAGGCTTGTGTTATTATGATAAATATCTGAACAACCGAATTAACTTCGGTTATTGATTTTATTCATAATGTTTGAGATGAAATCTCCTTTCTCTTCTAAATCATCACCCATAACGGTTCCGATGTTTTGTTTCTTTCTATTTACCATATCGTAAATTATTCCCTCAATTGAATTATCAAAGATTGGATAGTAAACTGATACAGAATTTTTTTGTCCGTATCTGTATGCTCTATCTTCTGCTTGAGCCAAATCACCCGGGACAAATGATAGGTCATTAATGATTACTGCTTCAGCGGCAGTTAAAGTAATACCAACACCCGCAGCTTTAACATTTCCAACAAATACTTTAATCTTATCGTTATCTTGGAATTGGTCAACAGCGTATTGTCGTTGAGGTTTTGATGTTGAACCATCCAATCTAACGGCTTGTTTCCCAAAATGGTCGGCAATTCTGTTTAATGTTTCGGTAAAGTTGGTGAAAATAATAACTTTTTTGTCTTGTTCTAAAATATTTTCCGCTAATTCTATGGTGTCTTTGATTTTTTCTTCAGCAATAACCTGACGAACCTTCATTAACTTACTAAATTGAACAGTCAAAGAAGAACTCTCATCAGGATTCTTATTATACCAATCATAATATTCACCCATCAATCCTTCATAAAGTTTTGACTTTAATCTCAGATAAACAGGTGTGATGATTTTTTCAGGTAAATCTAAAACCTCAGTTTTTAATCTTCTTAAAACTTGTCGAGATGTTCTATCTCTTAATTCTTCCAAGTTTGACGCCCCGGTAACATTCCATATCTTACGAGTTCCTGCCGTAAATTGATAACCTTGACAATATCTAATTGCGTAAGCCATCCAATTCTGAGAAACCGGACTTTCAATTAATGATAATAAGTTGAAATAGTTCATTGGTCGGTTAGTCATTGGTGTCCCCGTTAATAACCATACTCTTTCACATTTTTTAGAAAAACTATTAACCAATTTTGTTCTTGCTGCTTGTCCATTACTAACATAATGAGCTTCATCCAATATAATTAAGTCAAAATTTCCTTGTGTGATTAAAGAGTTATCTTTATCTTTTAGGTCGTAAAAGTTTTTAAGAATATCATAATTAACAATCACAAAATCGTGTTCAATTGAAAAATTCTTACCTTCAGAAATATAAACACTTCTATCAGAATAGTTCTCAATCTCCCTCTGCCAGTTAATCTTCAAAGATGCCGGACAAACAATTAAGATTTTTTTAGCTCCTGTCTCTAACGCAGCAATAATCGTTGAAGTTGTCTTTCCAAGTCCCATATCGTCGGCAAGAATAAATCTTTTGGAACCTGCAAGTTTTTCAATCGCCTCTTTCTGATGTTCAAGTGGTGGTCTATGAGAGTATTTTGAATAATCTACAACAATATCTTTTATTGTGTGTGTTTTAATCAAAGCACCTTTTGGTAGCCAAAAATCGTGGATAGTTTCAGAATCTAATACTTTTCCCCAAACGTGGTAGGATTTTTCTTTCTCAACTAATAGCTTTTCCACCCATACCTGTTCGGGGATTTTAAGTAACAATTTTTCGTCGGCAATTTTTTTGGCAAAGTAGGGGTCTAAATCAACCCATCGTTTGGCTACCTTAGGTGTAACTTCGTAATAATTTATAATGTAATCACATTGAGCCCTTGTAGGAAAAAATCTTTTGTTGGTCTCTTTTTGATGTTTTAATTTTAAGATATAGTTATTCGCCCCCTGATAAGTTTCAAGGAGAGATATTGCTCGTTGTTCTATTGTTAAATTAGAATTTTCAGATGTATTGTTTTCCAATTTTAATCTTTTAATAGAAATATAACACATTTTATAATATTTATCAATATGAATAATAAAGTACCAATTACAAGGATAAGTAAGTTCTTCGGAGCGGAGGATTTCAAGTTAGAACAAGATTTCGGAACCGAATGGTTACACGGGGATATGAACTTTACATTAGTTCTATATCGAGTTGATAGATATAAGACCAAAACGGACGATGTATATGGTGAGACTGTATCTGACGGTATTAAGTTTTTACCTCCGGTAGAATTCAAAGGGTATGTTCAGATTATGGCACCTGAGAATAAATATTTAGGTAATTCTAAAATTGACCAAATGGAACCGGGTAACCTTAAAGTGTCTGTTTATCAAAGAGATTTGGAAGAATTAGATATTGATATTAGTTATGGTGATTATATCGGATACTATGAAACGGAAGATAAAGTGAGATATTATACGGTTAATAATGATGGAAGGGTGACTTCAGATAACAAACATACAATTGGAGGTTACAAATCATTCTATAGAACAATTATGGCATCTCCGGTTACAAATAACGAATTTAGAGGACTATAATGAAAATAATTATAACAGAAAATAAATTAACTAATTCAATCTATAACTATATTGATGAAACCTTTAACCCAAATGATATGGATTGGGTTTATGGTCTTGGTGTAGATGATGACGGATATGTTGATATTGATAAGGAAAATGAAAACTTTTTAATTTTCTTTAATGGTGAGTGGGAAGGTGAAGAAGATTCTGATTCTGTTTTTCATTATTTTAATGTTGACTTTTATGATAAAAACGACCCTTCACATAAACCTTTTAGAGACAAAACACCAATTTTAGAAGTTTTGGGTGATTATGGAAGGCACTTAGATATTATGTTTGATAACCATTGGCACGAACCAATGAAAAAATGGTTTCAAGATAATTTTAATTTACCGGTTAAAACATTATCAACATATTACAATTATGAAAATTATAATTAAAGAAAATCAATATAAGAAACTATTAGAAACTGTCACAAATGATGAAGAAAAACAACATATTGGAGATAAGGTTATGGTTTATTATAACTTACATAAACACACTTTTTCAGTGACCTATAACGGAAGAGTTATTACTCACGCGGATTATGTTAAATTAGTTGATGTTGAATTTAGAGTTAGACAAGGTGGTAGAGATAAGGTCTTACAAGACAAAAGAAAAAATGTTCATTCATTTGTAATTGGTTATTTAGTTGATTATTGTAGTTACCCTTGTAAAAATATACCAAGTGAACCAAATAATAATATTGTAACTTATAACCCATATAAGTATAATTCATTTGTTATGAAAGATACTGAAGAACCAATATACCAAGCTGGTGTAGTAGAAATGATAAATTCAAGAAACAAAATATTTATAACAAAACAATAAAATGGGTTTACCAAGTAAAATAAAGAAAAATATACCACTAACGGAGTCTAAAACTCTTTTTGCAAGACGAGAAGAGCTTTTAGAAAAAATTAATAAAGACGGGACTTATCTCCCAAAATCTTTATTACACGCTGATTTAGATAGAGGGTTTTTAGATTTTGTTAAAAATGATTTAAAAGTGGTTGTTGAAGGTAAAACCATCCCAACTGTTGATATTTTGGTAACAACACAGAATTGGGCTCAATTTACCGAAACTTGGAATTTTCAAAATATAGATAAAAATGCCGAACCACCATTTATAACGGTTGTTAGAACTCCCGAAGTTAAATATGGAACTAACCCTGCGGTTGTATATAATATCCCTAATAGAAAACAATACTTTTATGCTCAAGTACCTACTTGGGATGGACAGAGAAATGGAATGGATATTTATACTATACCACAACCGGTCCCGGTAGATATTACTTATTCAGTTAAGATTATTTGTAATAGAATGAGAGAGTTAAACAAACTTAATCAAATCATTTTAGAAAAATTCGCATCAAAACAAGCTTATACAGTTATCAAAGGTCATTATATTCCAATTGTTATGGGAGGAATTACTGACGAATCTGTTTTTGATGTTGAAAAAAGAAAATACTACATTCAAACATATGAGTTTACAATGCTAGGGTTTTTAATTGATGAAGATGAATTTGAAGTGTCACCCGCTATTACAAGAGTATTAACATCAACGGAATTTGACCCAAACAACACTAAAAGACAGAAAAAAATAACTGAAGAAAGTAAAAGTTTCCAAACAGATGTTTTATTTGTTGTGGGTAATAATACCTTAAACCAAAAAATAAACTACACCGTAGATGTTAACATTGGTGATGTTATTAATGTGGAGAGTTTTGACGTGTTTATTAATGAGGATTATTACGGTAGTGATTTAACTTTATTACAAATCAATACAAACGATGTATTAAGAATTGATGTTGTTAAAAAAGACGAGAGTAAAGAAAGTACAATACAACTATTAGATTTGTTACTTTAATCTTCTCCGTAAATATCTTTTTTAGTTTTACATTTTTCAATAATTAACCTTTCCAAAAACCTGTACATTTTAATACCCCTCTTTTCACAGTAGGTTTTAAGAATCTCGTGTGTCTCCACCGATATCTTTAAATTTTTAATCTTTTTGATGTCTTTATCCATAAGTAGAAAAAAGGCAGAAAATAATCTACCTAAAATATAAATAGTTGCTACGAAGTAAAGTATTTTGATTTTTTTTTAATATTTATATATAAAATAAATTAATAAACAAACAAACTAATGGCAACAAACAGTAAAGTATTCGTATCTCCTGGGGTATATACATCCGAAGTTGATTTGAGTTTCGTAGCACAGAGTGTGGGTGTTACCACATTAGGTATCGTTGGTGAGACCCTAAAAGGGCCGGCATTTGAACCTATCTTTATACGTAACTTTGATGAATTCTCAACTTATTTCGGAGGAACTTCCCCTGAAAAGTTTATAAATACACAAATACCGAAGTATGAAGCTTCGTATATCGCAAAAGCATATCTACAACAATCTAATCAATTGTTTGTAAGTAGAGTTTTGGGATTGTCAGGATATGACGCAGGTCCGTCTTGGTCTATAAAAACGGTGGCAAACGTGGATAAATCAACAGTAGATTTTTACTGTATAAGTTCAACGGTTGTTGATTGTGATGCGGTATGTGACGCATTTAAAGAAGTATCATTTACCATACCTTTTTCAGGATGTGATAATAGTATTGATACTATTGTTTTTGGTAGTATCGCCGGAGATGAATCAATAATATCTGATAAATTTTTATCATCATATGAAAATTTTGATGGTACAACGTCAACACTTAGTACTGATATTAAACAACAGATTTACAATGTAATCTTATCATCAACAACTTTATCAACATCCGCAACATCAGTTAACATTTATGGACCAATACCTGATTCTAATTATAGTGCTTTACAAACATTAGGGTTTACTGGAGTAACAAACGTATTTAATGTGAATAGTGTTGATTCAAGTGTTTGTGATTATACAGCACCTGATACAGATGTTTGGTATTATTCAATGTTTGATAATAATGGTAACTTTAATTATAGTGGTAGTTCATTCTTCACAGTTATTGATAATTTAGAACAAACAAGTACATCATCTAACTGTGCTAGTTTTAATAGTTTTAGTGTTAGTGGAAACGGAGCAAGTATTAATTACAATACACAAACAATAAATGTTTATTTACCACTAGGAACGGATTTATCAAATATTATTTGTGATTTTAGTGCTTGTACAAGTAGTGTTGTTATTAATTGTATCGACCAAGTAAGTGGTGTAACATCTAATGACTTTTCTGCAACAGGTTGTTTAGAATATCAATTAGTGTCAGGAGATTTAAGTGTTTCTACATTATGGAATGTTTGTATGATTTTAGTAGACCCTTGTAACCCTGCAACAACAGGACATACAGGTTCTCAATCTATTGGTAATATTAAAACTTGTTACTCAGGTAATGTAACCGGAACGATTTATGTGTATACAGGTACATCATATACTGATTTTGATGACGTAGTTATTACAACTTTACGTTCAAGAGGTATTTCAACTTATAGTACATCATCTGATGGACCAACGTATCAAGTAAATGATGTTGCAAATGTAACATTAAATTGTACTGGTAACTATTCAACTGTTAAAACTAACCCATATTCTGAATTTGGTATTAATATAACAGATAAAGACGGTAATACTTTCTTCTTTGAAACTTCTCTTAGTGAGTCAGATTCAAAAAATGTTAGTAAAGTATTTGGAACATCTAACTTTGGTAAACCAAGAACAACTGTTCCATTATTTGTTGAAGAACATTTCCAAACATTATTAAATTATTCATATAATAAAGGTTATATTAGAGGTTTAAATTGTGATTTAACCGCTTTATCAAGAGCTAAAGATGAAAATTTTGACACTATTGCGTTTTATTTAGAACAATATCAAACACCGGTATCTCCTTGGGTTGTATCTGAATTAAGAGGTAATAAAGTTTACAACTTATTTAGATTTACAACAATATCTGATGGTAATGCGGCAAATACTGAAGTTAAAATATCTTTAGTTAATATGTCATTCAGTAATCAAACATTTGATGTTTTAGTTAGAGATTTCTTTGATAATGATGCGAATCCGGTAGTTTTAGAAAAATTCACAAATTGTACTATGAACCCAAATAATGCTTCATTTATTGCTCAAAAAATTGGTACTATTGATGGTGAATACGAATTAAATTCAAAATACATTATGGTGGAAATGAATGAAGATTCACCAATAGATGCTATTCCTTGTGGTTTCCACGGGTTTAAATATAGACAATATGGTTCATCTCAATCACCATTCCCTATTTATAAAACTAAATACGATTTTCCGGGTGAAGTAGTGTTTGACCCACCATTTGGTAACGCAGAAGGTGCTAATGTGACTCAATTAAGTCCTGGTGATAATGTTCGTAGAACTTATTTAGGTATTTCTACAGGATATGGAGCGGGATACGATGTTGACTTCTTTGGATATAAAGGTAAACAACGTCCATTAAATTTATGTACTGAAAGTGATTACGCTGATTGGGGTGTTCAAACAAGAGGTTTCCATATGGATATCAACGCGGCATCAATCGTTTACCCTGGAACAAATAACCCTGAATTCTATGTTGGTTCAGCACCATTTGTTACTGACCCTGATAGTGCGTCTAATCCGTATTATAACATTTACGCTCGTAAATTCTCGTTATTAGTACAAGGTGGTTTTGATGGTTGGGATATCTATAGAGAATCAAGAACTAACACTGATAATTTCAGAATAGGTCAATCTCAATTCCAAAAAGGTTCTTGTCCTACTTTCAGATACCCATCTGCTACAGGTTGGGGAGCGTTTAGACAAATCACTGTTGGAAATAATACTGAAGATTATGCAAATTCTGATTATTACGCTTATTTATTAGGTCAACAAACATTTTCAAACCCTGAGGCAGTAAATATTAATTTATTTGTAACACCGGGTATTGACGCTGTTAACCACGGTGACTTAGTTGGTAGTGCAATTGAGATGATTGAATTTAACAGAGCGGATTCGTTATATATTTGTACAACACCTGATTATCAGATGTTTGTACCTTCAACAACTAACCCATCTGATTTAATTTATCCACAAGAGGCGGTAGATAGTTTAGTTAATATCGATTCTAACTATACTGCAACTTATTACCCTTGGATATTGGTTAGAGATAGTGTAAACAACACACAAATCTATTTACCACCAACAGGTGAAGTTGTTAAAAACTTGGCGTTAACCGATAACATTGCGTTCCCTTGGTTCGCAGCGGCAGGTTACACAAGAGGTATTGTAAATGCTATCAAAGCGAGAAAGAAACTTACTCAAGAAGATAGAGATGTTCTTTACCAAGGACGTATTAATCCAATAGCGACTTTCTCTGATGTAGGAACAGTAATTTGGGGTAACAAAACTCTACAAGTTGCTCAATCAGCACTTGATAGAATTAATGTTAGAAGATTATTACTTCAAGCTCGTAAATTGATTTCTGCAGTATCTGTAAGATTACTGTTTGAACAAAACGACCAAAAAGTAAGACAAGACTTCTTAAATGCGGTTAACCCTATCTTAGATGCTATTAGAAGAGACAGAGGTTTATATGACTTCCGTGTAACAGTTTCGTCAGACGCAGCTGATTTAGACAGAAATCAAATGACTGGTAAGATTTACATCAAACCAACCAAATCGTTAGAATTTATAGACATTACGTTCTATATTACTCCAACAGGAGCATCTTTCGAGAATATATAATAAATAAAATTATGACCCATTGTAATAGTGGGTCATAATTAAGCCTTAATTTAAGATTATGTTAAAAAATAGAATAATAGAGGGTATTGATGATGCAGGTGCTCCGGATGAAAAGTATTATGCTTTTGATTGGGATGATAATATTGTTTCGATGCCAACAAAGATAATGTTAAAAGATGAAGATGGTGACGAAGTTGGTATGTCTACTGAAGATTTCGCAACTTATAGAGAAGAAATTGGAAAAGAACCTTTTGAATTTGACGGACACAAAATAGTTGGATTTGGTAATGACCCTTTTAGATATTTTGGTGTTAAAGGTGATAAACAATTTATTGTTGACTCTATGACGGCAAAACCAGGACCTGCTTGGGAGGACTTTGTTGAGGCAATTAATAACGGGTCAATATTTTCAATTGTAACTGCGAGAGGACATACACCAAGAGTATTAAAAGAGGCGTGTTACAATTACATTGTTTCAAACTTTAACGGTATAGATTCAAATGAATTAGTTAAAAATTTAGAAAAATACCGTGATTTGGCTGATGAAGATAATATTTCAAAAAGAGAAATGATTCGAGAATATTTAGATTTGTGTAAATTTTATCCGGTGACTTATGGTGAAGGTTCAGCAACAAATCCGGAAGAAGGTAAAATTAAAGCGTTAAAAGAGTTTGTTCAATTTGTAAAGGCGATGTCTCAACATATTCAAAAGAAGGCTTTCTTAAAAAATAAAATAAATAATTATTTCGTCCCTAAGATAGGTTTTTCAGATGACGACTTAAAAAATGTGGAAGTTGTAAAAAAACATTTTGAGAAAGACCCAGAGAACATTATTAAAACATATTCAACAGCAGGAGGAATTAAAAAAGAATATTAAATTAATTATTGTAATTAAAAATATTTAATAAATAAAAACTAGTTAATAAAATATTAATATAAAAACTAGGATTTCTAGAATGATATTAAATTTAATTCTAAAAGTCAAGAGAAAAAAATTAAATAGACTATATTTATAATAAACAAGATAAAAAATAAAAATTAAAAAACAAATAGAAAAATGGCTGATTTATTAATGAAAATGCCCATACCGTATGAACCAAAAAGACAAAATAGGTTTATTGTACGATTCCCATCTTCTTTAGGGATTAACGAATGGTTTGTAGAATCGGCTGCTAGACCACACATAACTATAACTCCGGTTGCTATACCATTCTTAAATACTGAGACATATGTTGCAGGACGTTTTGTTTGGGGTACGATTAACGTTAAATTCCGTGACCCAATTGGACCATCAGCATCTCAAGCTCTTATGGAGTGGGTTCGTTTATGTGCTGAATCCGTAACAGGTCGTATGGGGTATGCTGCGGGATACAAGAAAAATATTGACCTTGAAATGTTAGACCCAACAGGTGTTGTTGTAGAAAAATGGATTTTAGAAGGTTCTTTTTTAAGTGACGTTAACTTTGATTCATTGGGTTATGGGACAGATGCTCTAGCTACCATTACCGCAACTATTCGTATGGATAGATGTATTTTAGTATACTAATTCAATATAATACATAAAATTAATCCCACATTAGTGGGATTTTTTGTTTATAATACTTTATATAAAAATTTAACTTACTATTATTTATAATAAAAACAAAGATATATGGAACAAGATGCTATAAATGCGGGAACCGAGAATTTCAATTTACCTCACGATGTGGTACAATTACCGTCGGGTGGTATTTTTTACAAATCAAAAAAGAAATCGGTTAAAATAGGTTATTTGACGGCAACAGATGAAAACGCTCTAATGGCCGGTAGAGGAACTAATGACAATATCATTATGTCCTTATTAAGAAATAAATTATATGAACACGATTTAAGACCTGAAGAGTTAATTGACGGGGATGTTGAAGCTATTCTTATATTTTTAAGAAATACTTCATTTGGACCGGAATATAATGTAACGTTAACTGACCCAAAAACAGATAAGACTTTTTCTCATTCAGTAATTCTTGATGAGTTAAATATTAAAAAAACAGAGTTTAAACCGGATGAAAATGGATTATTTACAACTGTATTACCAAAATCAGGGGTAACAGTTAAACTAAGACCATTAACATATGCTGACACTATGGAAATAAGTTCTATTGTTGATACTTATCCGGCGGGTAGAACGGCCCCACTTATTACTCTTAGATTAATGAAACATATAGTGGAAGTTAATGGTGATTCCGACAAATCAAATATTGCAATATTTGTAAATAATTTACCAATTATGGATTCAAAATATATTCGTAATTTTGTTAGAGATAATCAACCTTCGTTAGAATTAACGAGAGCCGCAATCGCCCCATCAGGAGAAAAGATATCATTTGAGATATCGTTTGGGGTGGAGTTTTTTCGGCCTTTCTTCTAATCACCAACAACTAGTTATTGAAGAATATTATTTTCTGGCTAAATTTATTAGAACTTCATACACTGAATTCTTTCAAATACCAACATATGTTAGAAAATACCTTATAGATAGGATAATTGAAGATAATACACCAAAGACGTAATTTAAAACTACTCTTTGGTGTATTTATGTATAAAACACATTTGTTATGGGTGAAGAAGATAAAGGGGGAATAATGGATTCAATGGGTAAAGCTGGAGCCGAATTTGGAAAGTCTTTTACAGATAATTTTAACCCTGCGGTTATTTTACAATCATTAAAAGATGTTGATAAAGGTGCTGCTGATGTATTAGGTACGTTTGGTGCTAGTAGAGAGGCTATCGCTGCAATTCGACAAAATATTGCAAACGCAATACCTGATGTAACTGCTTTAGGTGGTGAATTTAATCACATTGTTCAAATACAAAAAGATGTTTCAGAGGCTTTAGGAAAAAATCTTGTACTATCCACAGATGCGTTTAAGGATATGTATGCCGCTGCTGAAGCATCAAATCAATCAGCCTCTGATATTACTAAATCATTTAAAAATGTTGGTATTTCCGTATATGACGCAACAAAACAAATGGGTGATGTTGTTAATATTGCGAGAGCATCAGGTGTTAACGCGAGTGCGGTGTCAAGTCAAGTGTTATCTAATATGGAGGCCCTTAACAAATATAATTTTGAGGGTGGTGTACAAGGATTAGCGAAAATGGCTGCACAGGCGACAAGTTTAAGGATTAATATGGCCGACTCGTTGGCTTTTGCAGAAAAAGTATTCGACCCTGAAGGTGCTATTAATATGGCTGCGGCAATGCAAAGATTGGGTGTAGCACAAGGAGATTTACTTGACCCTTTAAGAATGATGGATTTGGCTCAGAATGACCCTGGTGAGTTACAAAATCAAATCGCCAAAATGTCTCAACAATTTGTTCAATTGAAAAAAGACGGTACCGGTTTTGAAATTATGCCGGGTGCTAAACGTCAAATGAGGGAGATTGAAAAAGAAATGGGATTACCATTAGGTCAATTATCTAAAATGGCTTTAGCAAGTGCGGACTTAGATGATAAGATGAAAAAAATTAAGTTCCCTGCTGCCACTGACGAACAAAAGACTATGATTGCCAATATGGCAGAAATGAAAGGTGGTCAATATGTTGTTAATTTTACAGATAAAGAGGGTAACGTTAAAGAAAAGGCGGTATCCGAATTAAGTCCTGATGATATTAAACAGTTAGCTGAAGCGTCAAAACCAAAAAGTATGGAAGACTTAGCTAAGGGTCAATTAGATACTTTAACAAGAATTCAAAAAATCTTAGAATCTCAATCAAAAAGATTACCTTCAGCAATTGCTGCGAGTAAAGGTGGTAAGGCGGTTACTGAGGCTCCAAGAGAAATTGTTGAGGCGTTAGAAACAACAACAAAAGGTATTACATCTAAAGGAATCCAACAAGGGTTAGATAAAACTACGGATATTGCTTTTGATGTTTTAAATAAATTTGCTCAAGGAACAGGAACTATGGCCGATGTATCGACGGCATTTTCTAAAATTAGTGAAAACACTAAAACCGCCTTTGGTGAAAGTTGGTCAGAAGCTATGAAAAATGGGACAACGGCAACACAAAAGTTAGCGGAATCCCAAAATGGATTTATCCAATTAATGAATACAGGTTTAGGTACTTTAAAAAATAGTGTAGCGGGAACAACTTCGGGTAATGCTGTTGGTTCTGCTCCTCAAAAAGTTAAAGTTAAGGATTTTATAATTGAATCCTTACCTGAAGATAAGATAATTATGGCCGGAGGAACTAACTTAGATGGTAGTAAATCAGGTGGTCAAAGTAATTCTGAACCTAAAACACATAATGTGAATTTTACTTTTGAGGTGAAAGGTGGTAATCTACCGGTAGAAGAAATTAAAAGAATGTTTACCGAAACAGGAATTAAGGAAACCTTAACAAAAACTATTACTATGGAATTAAACAAAAATTCACCAGAATCAAGTCCTCAAAAAATAATGAACAATAGCTTTAAAAAATAAGTGATAATCTATTTATTATAAAAGAATAAAATATGCCAAATAGCCCATTATCATTTGCGTCTACATCATCGTTTAGAAACGCTTTATTAAGTAAAAACTTATCACCATATGGTGTTACTGGTGTTTATTCTCCATCATCATCGGATTTAGATACTGAAACTGTATTAAGTGCGTTTAATGTAATTGATTCACCAAATGAATTAATTGCGGAAGATACTTTTGCTGCTCAACTTTATCCATTAAATCAGTTTGGGCCTAATGAAGGGTACAATACAACAATAGACTATAATGGAGTTCCACAACCGGTTAATTCAAATCAAGGTGAATATTCACCTGATGATACTGCCTTAGATTTAGTAAATGAATTTTTTATTGATAGTGCTTATGTAAGTAATTATTTTGGTCCTATTGGGGGTTATAATGATTTGGTGGAAATAACTAATAACGGTTATTTAGGTGAGCCGTTACATATTCCATATAATTCAAATTTTGTACCGTCAACATATTCTCCGTATAGCATTTTATTAAGTGATAATCCTGATGGGGATAATGGTTCATTATCTCAGGATTCTTATATGGCTAGATTAGCCTCTCAAAAATTAAAAGAATCTTTCCAATATAGAATTGATAGAGAAATTTTTATCAATACAGTTGGTATAGTTAATTTACAATCATTACAAGACCCTTTTGAGGCGAGTTTGTTAATATCAGGACAACAACCTTTAATCTATAAAGATTGGACAATTACAGTACCTGAAAACCCTATTGTTGGTGCAATTGATTTAGTTACTAAATTAGCCGGAGCTTATTGGCCGGTTTCATTAATACCGGGAGACTATTTTGATGATAATACAAAAAACGGACAGACACCACAAACTTCAAATGCTTTAAATGTTGCGAATCAATTAACAGGTGGTTTATTGTCTCCAATATTAAATAAAAAAAGAAATCCTTCTGAGATATTTTTGGCTAATACTGGAAATGGTCAAAGGTCGTCATTATTTAATAATCTTGAATATAATAGATATCAGCCAGGGTATAATGGTCAATATGGTGGAATATTAGGGATTGGTCAGGCAATATTTGATGCGGTATTAAATAGTAATGGAACTTTAACAGGTGGTTATTATGTTGGTAGTAAAACTGCAGAACCTTCAACAATCACTTCACCAGCAAATCAAGTTCCGGTAAACGCTTTTGGTCAACAAACGGAATCTCCTGTATATGGGCCATCGGAATTAGGTATTCTATTTGAAGGAAATTCAGATTTACTTAATTTTGGTTTAGCGGCTAAATCATCAAGTGATGAAGGTGGTCTTGATGGTGGTTTTGTTTGGACATCTCCAAAATATAAACCGGCTGCGGGATTTAACGCAACACCTGGAGGTGGACAGGGTTCTGCTGATGACGGATTTAATCTAATTAGTAGTAACTATACAAGAGATGAATCAACAAATATAACATTCAAAGAAACTTCTATTTTAGATGAAACTCAAAGATTAGTAAATTCTGCGGATAATGTTCAGGGTGTTGCAAGATTAAAACACGTTGGAAATGCGATTAATCAAGTTAGTAAAGTATTCCACGATGGTTATAAAGAAATGACTAAAGGTTCTCAGGTGGTATCATATACTGACCAAACAACCGGTGGTGAGGCGGGTATTGAATATTGTAGAGTATTTGCTAAAGACACACCATATTATACTTACGCTGATTTACAAAAAACAGATGGTATAACAACGTCAGGAAGAAGATTCACAAATTCGGTATTAGATAACACATATAACCTTAACATTGCTCCGATGAGAAATCCGGGGTCAACAAACATTGTTCCGGATGGTGATGAACCATTTGATTTGTTAGGTAGTGGACGAGGTGGTTATGCTAAAAAATATATGTTCTCAATTGAAAACTTGGCTTGGAGAACATCAAGTAAGCCTGGGTTTACTTACGATGAGTTACCGGTATGTGAAAAAGGTCCAAATGGAGGTAGAGTTATGTGGTTTCCACCATACGACCTTACTTTTTCAGATAGTAGTACAGCTAGTTGGACACCTACATCATTTTTAGGTAGACCGGAACCAATATATACATACAAAGATACTAAAAGAAGTGGTACCTTAAGTTGGAAAATTATTGTTGACCACCCATCGATAATGAATACTATTGTTGAAAAACAATTAAAAGGTCAGAAAAAAGATAGAATTAATTCAATAATGGATTCGTTTTTTGCGGGATGTGTAAAATATGACATTTATACTTTAGCTCAAAAATTTAATACGATTCCAATTAAAGATTTATATACGTATCAAACAATATTAACAAATCCTAAATCAACGGAGCAAGATATTACACAGGTTAAAGATGAAATTGGAAAACTGAATACAACTACAAGTACGGATACTCCAAAAACAAATCCGGATACATCATTAACTGATTTCGAAAATAGATATAAAGAGTTTGCGTTTTATTTTGAAAATGACATCCCGGGCCCACCTAAAAAAGGGGCAACTACCGCAAGTAGTAGTTATCTTAGTGATTATAACACTTATGTTGATAATATGAATATCGGTAGATATCAGTCAATTGCTGATGGATTATTTAACCCTGGTTCGACAAGTAAAAATACTACGGATTTTTTCAAAAATGTTGTAATTGAAAATTTCAAATTTATTACACAGGGGGAGAAAAACTTTTTTACGGATGCTATTAATATTCTTAAAAATAAAAAGGGTGTGATTGTTATTGATATGATTGCATCGGCATCAGCTCCTGCGTCTCAAAGTTATAATGTTGATTTATCTAAAAGACGATATGATTCGGTTATTACTTTTTTAAGAACATTTTCGGTTGGAAATGAAACATTGGCAAAATATATTGACGATAAAACATTTATTATTAATCCACCAACAGCAGCAGGAGAAACTATATCTATACCAATAAGTCCTTTAGGGTTAGGTTCTCAAGTTAATTGTACTGAGGATATAAAAGCACAAATTAATCCTAATAAAGACACAAATAAACAAGCACAAGTTTATTCAGTAAATGCTATGGCTTGTAGACGTGTTAAAATTAGGAATATTAAAGTGACACCGGCACCAACACCGACACCTATACCGGAACCACCGGTGGTTGTTCCTCCATCAACAGGTTCAACAACACCACCACCACCAAAACCCGTAATTACAATACAACAAAAAATTAAAGAAGGTATTACCAAAAAAATTATTAGACAGATGTTATCTGAATGTAATTATTTTGAGGCAATTAAAGAGAGTTCACCAATGGTTTACGACTCAATTCAGGATAAGATTAAATATTTTAATCCTGCGTTTCACTCTATGACACCTGAAGGATTAAACTCTCGTTTAACTTTTTTAAATCAGTGTGTTAGACCGGGTGAAACAATACCTGTTATTGGTACTGATGGTAAACCAAAATACAATGATGCAGCAAACACGGCTTTTGGGGCACCACCTGTATTAGTATTAAGAATTGGAGATTTCTATAACACTAAAATAATCCCAAATAGTCTTAGTTTTAGTTATGAACCATTACTTCTTGATATGAATCCTGAAGGAATTGGTGTTCAACCAATGTTGGCTAAAGTAACTTTAGGTTTTGATATGATTGGTGGTATGGGATTAGCAAAACCCGTTGAAGAATTACAAAATGCGTTATCATTCAATTATTATGCTAATACTGAGATATATGACGAAAGAGCGACTTGGACTGAAGATACAAGTGCGTTAGATGCTCAAACAGTACAAGCAATTGTAGGTGCACAACCAACGGTTAGTTCAAACAATGTTGATAATCAACAAACAAACGATGCGGGTACAACTATCGGTGAAATTATGACTACGGTACCTAGTGGTGATGGTGATATTGGAGATATTAATTATAAATCAATAATGGATAAATTATTGGAAGTGACTAAAGATTATTATACCAATATTGTTAATCAGGCTGAAAGTACAACAAAATCATATAACGATGGTATTTGGCAATTAACTTGTAAATCAAGACAATATATTAATGGTGAATTTACAATTCCAAATCAAACTCAAAAAGTGGATATTTTTGGTAAATCAACATTTCAAGAGAGTATTGATGAATTATTTACTAGCGTAAATTCGGATATTGATAGTGGTACAAATATATTAATAGTGGGGTTAAAAGCTTTACAATATAATGATGAAACGGTTATTAAAAGAGTTAAAGACAATTTAAAAAAATATGTTAATGATTATAAAGCGGAATTTAGTAACGGTATTGCTCAAATTGTTAATAATATAACACAACAAGAACAGACAATGGTTCAAGTTTTTAGAAAAGTTAATTTAGTTACAACATTAACGGATGGTTTAATTATTAATAATTTAGGGCCTAAAATATATAGTCTTTCAGGAACATCTGAAGTTGATAAAGCAAGTCCTGGACCACCATCAAATACATTTGAAGAGTTATGGAGAGATTTCCAATTAGTAGGTGCTAAATTAATGTCTTATAATGATTTTATTAGTAACCCAACACAAGGTGTTATTCCGAGTAAAGTTTATGACAAACCAGGAAGTTTCACATCAAGTTCAACATCTTTTGATGATACTAATTTAAGTGATAAAAGTTTCTTTATGATTATGGCTCAAATTTTTAGTAATAAAAATAAACTTCAAAGTTTTAAAACAACAATAATTTCAGGAGATTTGTCTAAAGTAACGTCACCAAGTAGTTTGACTAAACAATTTGATAAAATATGTGATTCATTTAGCGATAGGGTTGTTAAAGAGTTGGCTGCGGAAACTAAACGATATGTTAATATTAAGAAAAACTCTGAGTATGTAACATATCTTAAAACGACTGCTTACAATAAAGGAAAATCACGTAAATTTACATATACAACAATACCTAATCCAACAACTGTTGCTAAACAAAGTGCTGATTTACAATTATTATATAAAGGTAATAACAATGGTGACAAAACTATTTGGACAGATAAAACACAATTTAATTAAAAATGGCTGGAAGACAAAATTACAATAGATACAACGAATTTTTATTAAATGGGCAACAAACAATTGTTCCCCACGTTTCATTGCCAAGTAAATCTACAGATAAAAGATATATTTACAAACTTGGTCAATCTAGATTGGATAAAATATCACAACAATATTATAGTTCACCAACATTTGGGTGGTTAATAATGGAGGCGAATAGTGTTTATGGTTGTGATGAATGGTCTATTCCGGATGGCGCTATCTTGACAATTCCATTTCCTTTAGTAGCTTCTCTACAAGATTATAAAAATGAATTAGATAACCACTTCTTTTATTATGGTAGATAAATCAGAAAATATATTAGTAGAGTTTGACTACAACAACATTACAATAATAGACCCAAATAAGGTTGTAGATAAAGATAATAAAGTAAAAGAACGATACGTTAATCAAGAAGATTTGGTGATGTATGCGAACTTAGAATGTAATATATTACCAAGAACTAAGTTGGCGATTGGTACCGCAAATAATGATGCAATTAGAACTGTATCGATTGCTAAAATTAATTTTTTAAATCCGGGAAATAAAGGTAAGTTAGATAATTCTTACACTGACGAACTAACAGGTAAAGGAACTCTTCAAGGTAAGGGTGTTAATCAAAACAAATTGAACTCAGTTCAAAACCCAAATAATAGTGATGATTATTATATCACACAAACAATGATGTCTGAAGGAAAACCGGGTTCTGTTGATAATGGATTATTAGGTATCACTTCAATTCAAATTAGACAAGGTTTAGATTTTTTACCAACAATATCAATGAGATTAGTTGATATTAAAGGTCGAGCGTTATTTGAGGCGGGTGATAATTCACCTTACGCGGCTTTCTTTAATTTACCATATCCTTTATTTCATTTAACTATTAAAGGTTATTATGGTAAAGCGGTTAGATTGGGGTTAATGTTGCAAAACTTTACAACAACTTACAATGCCGCTGACGGTAATTTCCAAGTGGATTTAACTTTTTATACTTACAAATATACAGTATTAACTGAAGTTACTATGGGGGCTTTAATGGCAACTCCACATATGTACCAATCAAGATTAAAAATTCAATCATCTAAAGGTGGTCCAAGTAAAACATCAAAAGTTGAGGACTTAATTGTTGAAAGAGGATATCAAAAAATTAGAGAGTTATACAGCGAATATAAATCAAAAGGAATGATACCTGATGATTTTCCTGAAATTACTTTAATCCAAATGAAAGAAAGAATTGAGAACTTTATTAAAAATATTCTTGATTCATTTACTAAACAAAATTTAGACCCATTAACTGATTTAGATACTTACGGTAGTCAATTACAAGATTACCAAGGTAATGTTTTCTATTATTCTCCACAATCTTGGTTTAACAAGTATATGGATACGGAAAATTTCTTTATGTTAAATAAGTCTGGTGTTAAAGTATATACGTTTAAAAAAGAGATAAACACTTCTCAAAAAAAGAGTGACGCTATTTCAGAACTTAAAAAATTAATTAACGAAAATAACACTTTATTGGGTAAAAATAAAACTTGCGGGACAAACGGTAAGTATTCAATTAGTGGTAAAGAAACCCCTTGTACTATATCTAATAGTATTAAGTATGAAATTTTTCCAAAACAAGTTCAAGTAAATGATATTGATTTTACTGAAACATATAAAGCTCAAAAAAAATCAAGCCAACCAACTGATTTGGATATTAGTAATTTCAAAGCGGATTTGGTGAAAAGTAATACATTTAATAGTTTAGAAATAAACAATACTGATGGACAAAATCAAGTTAAATATAACTATTTTGTGTTTGAAGGTCCTGGTAGTTTTATTGATTTAATTGATAAAATCAATAAAGATTTGAAAACAAAAAGAGAAGAGATTCAAGAAAAATTAACAATAGCCTTATCAGAATTATTACAGAGTAAAGATAACGGTATTGGATTTGTACCAACAATTAGAAACGTATTGGCAGTTGTGTTTGCAAATGGTGAGGCGTTTTTACGTTTAATGGATGATGTCCATACTAAAGCTTGGGCTCAAAGAGATAATAAAATTAGAAAAAACGTTGTTTTTAATAAACAAGTTGCTGGAGCAAGTGCTGATAATAAAAATTCAGGAGATGATGTTAATCAACCAATATATCCTTGGCCTCAAGTTATCAAAGAAACAACAGGTGAAAATGGTCAAGAAAAATATGAATTAAGATATCCGGGTGATAATGATATTATTGGAGAAACTAAAGGATTTTTAAATGATGTTTGGCCTGAAATAGAATTTGTTGAAGAATTCTTAAGAGCTCTTGTTGAAAAAGAAAAACCACCATCACCATTCACGCCTAGTTCAAATAGTTTAACAGAACCTAATAGAGTTTCGTTAAATGCTATTGAATTTCCAATAGGTAATGAGGTTTTTAACAACAAACAGGATGTTAAATTTTTCTATGAAATATATGAACGAGTTTTATTTACATCACACTACTCAAGATTAAGTAGAGCGTCCTCGAATGTGGGGGATACAAATAATATTACAAACGTTATTGCGGAAGCGGAAACAACTAACATTAAAACAAGTTTAGGTACGGATAACCCTTTTTTAATTAAAAAATTAAAAGAGTATGGTTTTACTGGAGATAACTTTGAAAGTGTTTTAAGACAAATATCAAATGAGGGTGTTGGTGAAAGTTGGCAAAATTATATTAGAGGTATTTTTAATACAACTTATATTAAAAATACGGTCGATAATTCCGGATTTGAATTTATTAGTTCGGATATTTTAACAGAAAGTTCATCTCAACCTTTGGTTTCGTTAAATAATGAGAATTTAGTTGTTCAATATATCACCAATTCAACAACATCTAACAATGTTGATTTAGAAGATATCTATCCTTTTACGGATACTAAATGGATAAATGGAGGGTTAGCTGATGGAGGTAGTTCAAATTATAACTCAGCTTTCAACACAACTAAAGGGTTAACCTACAATACAAAAAATAAGGTTATTTCAAATTTTACTGATGCTAAATCAGTTGATGTGAATAGACCAATAACTAATTTTGTTTATAAAACAATTAATGCCCCG